TGGTGACCTGGATCTACAGGAAATGCTAAATATATTAGCAGAACTAGCGCTACCCGCCATGAAGCGGCTACCTGAATCGAAAGGGGCAGCAACGGGAGGAAATCTAGCTTTTAAATTCCTCAAACAGTTGTGTGACAACGGACAATATGTTGCGGACGTACGCAATGACCAAACAGAGCTATGGAGAATATTCAGTTCTGATCTACAGGCTGCCACTGACAGTGGAAAGAAAGAAGTTGCACATGCACTTTTGGAAGGTTTCTTCGACCACCCAATCTGGAACCCCATACGGGGACTTGTCCGTCTCATCATCGAAATGTACTGTACGGACAGGCTGCTCACAGAGCAAAACGTAGTATTAGCTACTATCAAGGTAGGATGGCTTATGGGCGACCCCCTTACTAAATTAGTACTCATGATTGCAAACACTGTTTGCTTTCGTCTTGCTAAAGACGAAGTTCCACTTGAAGACGCAGTAGGCTGCTTCAACGGCGACGACGCACTCATCGCTGCACGAGGAGATCAATTCTTGCCCGTCTACCTGCATTGGGTAGATCGCATTGGTCTCAAGACATCTTGGGACGATACGTTTATTTCGACAACGGATCAAGTCTACATCTATTCTGAAGATATGGGATTACTCCCGACAGATCGGCTAACCTTTCCGGTAGCAAATGCTGAGATCAAAGCTCACAGCTTTTCGACTGATATCTTCAGTCCAAGGAGAAAACTCCTAACCGCATATTCGAAAAACTCGAACCTCTGGTACCAGGACTGTCGCGGGAGATTTGCCGCGCTCAACATAGAGCATGGTTACAGATACGGTAATCCGTCGGGAACTATACTCAGTCAGTATACCCTCATTGTAGCCAGCCTTACCTGCTGCTACCGAACCGAACGACCGGCTCTTCCGTGTGCAGACACACGAAAAGGAGGGAATGCATTCCCTCTGCCATTTCCATGCACGGATGACACAATTATCTCAGCAATCATGATGCAGAACCGATCAGGGATCAGAATACCAATGGACAAATTAAGTCCATTCATTGCCGCATGCGAGCGGGAAAATGTTCTCCATTGGAGAGAATACAAGGATGAAAAAGATCACCAATTTAAGCGGTATCCACTCTGTAACAGAGCGAAAGAACTTTCCGAAAAACTAATCGGAATCCGACACCTTGATCTCAATCGGTCAAAAGATGAGGAAATAACACTAGCAACGCTACTGCTCAAAACGAGGCAAATCATGACACAAGATATGGCATATGCACAAATACGTGCTCTAAGTCGGATGGAAAGTATTTTCCTAGGCGAGACCGAAGTCGAGCCAGAAGAAATCGAATCAGACGAAGACAGCGACGCTGTAGAAGCATCTGCCTATGGCGGAATCTTCGGTGGAAGGTACATACGAGCTATACAGCTCCAAGCACAAAGCAAAGCATATACGCTAACAGCGCCGCTAGAGACGCTAATATGGAAACGTGAATTCCAAAGTTCGCTTGACCTATACAAGGCCAAACTCTTCGAAACATTCGAGGAGCGCCCTCAAAAAGAGAGCGATGATCCTGCAGAAACAGCAGAACAAGCTTGGCAATATTACCAAGCTAGCGATTGGATGTCTATCCTATTCATCTGTCGCGACTATCGCATCGATACAGACCCTATTCTGGAGCTTGCTTGCCGCCAATTGACCCTCGAAGAGGATCAGCAAATTATGATCGTCTCAGGAGACGAACAACTACAACATCGTGT